CATTATAAAAGCATTTATGAAGGCAACATACAGCAAGTTATCTACACACTTTGTCTAAACTTTAATATTTATTATTCAAACGACATACTTGATGTCGCTTCAAAATCCCCTAAATTCGATGATAATCCGTTCGGCACATATATGTCCCGTGCAAACATGAGCCAATATATGCGTTGGCGCGATTTCACAGATACCATCGACCAGAATGCGGTTATCAGCGGACTCATCTCAGCAAAACCACAAGAAGTGGTTGAGGCGTCAATCGCCCAGAACGAGAAGCCATCGTCTGAAATCCTTGGGCGTTGGGGCACCGGCTATTCAAACGACGAGTACGCCTTCATGCAAACGCTGTACAAATCTTTGATGCAGCAAAAGCGCAACCCTACTCCCCTACAGGAAGACCTGATTGTTGACGCTTGCAAATATAAGTGTCAGCACAACAGGTTCATATCTGCGGGCGACAGCAAGGCGGCGGACATCAAAACCCTGTCGTCGCTGTATCAGGAAGCGCTGAAAGCCGTTGGCTTGGACGTATCGCCCAAGAACGACGGCGTTGACGAAGGCACGTTTGGTCTGTGGATACGCGATATTGAGAAATATTGCCCTGCCGAAGATTATAAAGATAAGAAAAAGTTCAGAGACATGGACGGGCTTGGCGAGTACGTCGAGAGATTCATATACAGGCCGCTAAAGAACTGGCTTACAGGCTCTAAGGACAAAGACCCTGAGTACACCATCGGGGGTGACACAGTTGTATGATACAACCCAGAAGAGTGTAAGTCAGCACTTCGCCAAAGACCATTGGCTGAACAGTCAGGAGAACGCTGAGCGGTTCATGGACTATGTGACCTACTACCGCCGCAACATGTGCCAATTCATACAGGAATACCTTGGTATCAACCTATATTGGTATCAAATGATCCTGATTTACCTGATGAACGTGCATCCTACGATTGCGATAGTGGCATCACGTGCCGCCGCAAAGTCGTGGATAGTTGCCCTGTATGCCTGCGCAAAGGCTATCCTTTATCCCAACACAAAAGTTGTCATCATGTCAGCGACAAAGAACATGTCGTCTCTTATTGTTGAAGAAAAGATAAAGAAAGAACTTCAACCCAGAAGCAGACGGCTTGCTTTGGAAATCGTTGACATCCTAACAAGCCAAAACAGGACAGAGGTCAAGTTTCGCAACGATTCAAGTATTGTAGTTGTCCCCGCTCTTGAAAGCGGGCTTGGCAACCGCTCGTCTTTGCTGATTTTGGAAGAGTTCAGACGCATCCCTAAAGACATTGTTGACAGGATTGCTATACCCTTCCAAATCGTCCGTCCTGCCGAGTTCAGAACGCTCCCGGAATATTCGTCTATGCAGGAACTTGACGAAGAACCGACTACTGTCTACATCAGCAGTTCTGGCGCAAGTACGGAATGGATTTATCCGCTATGTACGGGGCTGACAAGCGACTACTATAAGGACAAGTCTGGATGCTTCGTGGCTCTCGACCTCGCGGTTGTGTTGCACCACAGGATTAAGTCAAGACAACAGTTGGAGAAGGCTAAGCGTGACTCTGACCCAATCACATGGTTCACAGAATACGAAAACGGGCTATTGCGGGAAGGAACGTCAAACTTCTTCTCCTACACGTCGCTTGTCGGCTGTCAGACGCAGAAAAAGTGCATCTACCCCAAGTCGCCATTCGATAGGGGCAAACGCGCCAATCCGCATGACCTGCCCAAGCATCCTGATGAAATTCGTATTTTATCGTGCGACTTTGCGTTTGTGAACAAGGAAGAGAACGACAATTCGTCCTCGACCTTGCTGCGCCTGATGCCCCAAAAGTTGGGCGTCAAATTTGACGATGGAAGCCATACTACCAGTACGGGCTACAGGGTGGTTGTCCCCTATATCGAAGCAGACCCAGGCAGTCATATAGATAATCAAGCGCTTCGCATCAAACGGCTGTTTTACGACATGAACTGTGACTACGTGGTACTGGACGCCCGCAACGGCGGGATACTTGTCTATGACCGCTTGGCGCAGGTCTTGTACGACAGCGAGCGTGACTGCGAATACCCGCCTTGGGAGTGCTTCAATGACGACAACACGGCAAGACGCATTGTGACGCCGGGTTCTGTGCCCTGCGCCTTTGTGATTACTGCGTCTGCCAAACTGAACAGCGACATCGCCATGCTGATGCGTGACGTGATTACAAGCAACAGGCTTGAACTGCTCGTTGGACATCAAACAGCCTTGGAAGAAGTGCTGCCAAACATCGACGAATACACGAAAGCGCCAGACGGAGAAACGCTTGCTTTCTATGAGCGCCCCTACGTTGAAACGCAGGCGCTCATCAGTGAAATGGTTGGGCTCGAGTATCAGAAGAACCCGACAACTGGCGATATCCGCCTGTACGAAACTGGAAGCAACAAGAAGGATAGGTATTCAAGTTTGTCCTACGGCGTCTATCTGGCGTCCCTGCTTGAGCGTGATCTTGTGTCTAACATCGGAGACTACGAATACGGAGTCTATATTAATTAGAAAGGGGTGATTGCGTGTCAGAAAACAGCGATATTTTTGAGTCCCAGTCCTACAATTCTGTCGTTCTGAACGATACAGCGTGGCTTTTCGGGACGAACATATCGGGCATGTTTGACCCAAGTTCTATCAAGAGCATGGTTCAAGACCCGATGGGCAACAACGCGAAACTGCGTGAACTGAGCAGGGTTGTGTACAACGCCAACGGCATTGTGACGAACACTGTTGACAAAATGGTAGCCCTTCCAACGCTTGACAAAGTAATCGTCCCCTATGGCGATTCAAAAACAAAAAAGAAAAGCAACCAAGCGAAGGCCACAGCAGCATTGAGCGCATTGCGGGACAAGGAACTCATCCGCGACTGCCTCCTTTTGGCCTTGGTAGACGGCATTGGCTTTTATTATGTAGAAGTCAAGGAACGGAACATTAAAGACAAGGGAACAATGTCAGACAGGGACGTTGAAGCCATTACGGAAATCAACGAAAACATCCGAGCGTCTGCCATCAACCTCCTGCCCGAATACACCAAGATTATCGGACTGAAAAACTCAAGCCCTGTGCTTGCGTTTAACCTATCCTATTTTGACGATGGGTATGGCGGGGAAACCGCCGAATCAAAACTTAAAAAGATGCCTGCGGAAATCCGCAGCGGATACGCCAAGTATTCCAGTTCTTCAACTAAGAACAATTGGCTTGTGCTGAACAACGACCACACGATCTGCATAAAGTTCAGGGGCAAGAAGTCGGAGCCTTGGGGCAGACCGCTTGCGCTCGCAGCCCTGGTAGACGTTTATTTCTCTGACTACTATACAGAAACAAAGCGCAAGGTGTTGGACGAAGTAAACAACAAGATTGTTTATCAGACCTTTCCGCAAGGCAAAGAAGCGGGGACAAGCGCCCTGTCAGGCAAACAGCAGGAAGCGCAGCACTTGGCTGTCAAGCAAGGCGTGACAGAAAAGAACTCGCGTGGCGGGATATCCTTCTTCTCTGTGGCGGCTGGCACCAAGATAGACAGCATTGATACCAACATAGACATCCTTGACGAAAAGAACGAGCGCAACCTGCGCAACAACATCAGCACGTCCTTGGGCTTTGCGGAATCACTCTTGTCAGGCTCTGGCGATTCAAGTTTCTCTTCGCTTGAAGAAAACCTGAAACTTGTCACGGCCTCGATCTTCAAGATGATTGAAGAAGTATCGTCTGAATTAAACAAGGTGCTGAACGCCTGCGTGATTCGTGACGGCAAAAACCCCGTCAGCGTTGTCTATCTTCCTATCACCCACGCCAATCGCAAGGAGTTCGTTGGCTACGCCAAGGAAATGTACCTGCAAGGCAAGGGCAGTCTGACGCTTTGGGCTGCGGCTATCGGCGTACCGCCTGACGCATTCTACTGCCTGCTTGACAAGGAAGTGGAAGAGGACATTGAGAACAAGTACCCCGTCCACAAGACCAGTTCAACGCTGAGCGCTGACGACCAGAAAAATGGCCGTCCCGAAAACACCGATCCAACAAATGCAAATACACTCAAAAGCAAGAAGAACAACAGCAACGGCTCGCCAAAGCCGAGCGCTAATTAGCGGCGGAAGGGGGTGAAGCGATGCTGAGTTTTGAATTATCAGAGAAAAAGAAAAAGAACGGGAGACGCCCGTTCAAGGCTGTATTGCATGAAGTGTATCCCGACAGTGTTATAGAAAACAACGTGGGGACGCAGTTCAACGAAAATGGTATTTGCTGGATCGAGCAATACTGCAAGGAAAACATTGAGAGCGCCAAGGGAATGTCTATTACAGCCCAATTCATCGACAACGATGAAACCGAACTTCTCGGACACGGGGAGTACGAGGTGGAAGATGGAATCCCGGTGTTCAAGGACGCAACGATTATCGGCAATGCGGAACGCGCCTATCTCGATACTGTTGAAATCAACGGCGAGACAAGGCGTGTTTTAGTTGCTGAAGGAACGATAGACCAGATGCGTCACAACGAGTTCGTGAAGTGGCTTGAAGACAAGATTGCTATGGGCGAACCGCCCAAAGGCTCTGTTGAAATCGTGCGAAGCGGACAGAACGAAAAAATACAATATCTAAACGGAAAATTTGAACAAGGCAGGATTCCTACTGCCTTTGAGTACAGCGGATATGCGCTGTTGGGTGTACGCCCGGCAGACCAATCGGCGGTTATTCTTGAGTTCAACAACAACAAGGAAAGCGAGGAAAAACAGATGGATGAAATTAAAACCCTGTTGGCTGAACTTGCGGCCAAGGTTGACAAGACCGCCGAACAGGAAAAAGTGATTGAGCAGAACGCTTCTGCAGTGACGGAACTCAGCGCAAGCATAGAGCAGTTAAAGGCAACGCTTGAAGCCGTAGAGTCCGAGCGGAATGCGCTTGACCTCAAGTATCAGGAACTGTGGCAGGAAGCGGAAGGCTTGCGTGTCCTGATTTCCGTAGAGAAAGCCAAGGCGCGTGTGGGCGAACTGAATGCAGCTCTTGCAGACTACACGGACGAGCAGAAAGAATACGCCAAAGACGCAATCGCCGCTTTTGAAGCAGACCCCATGAACGTGGAAATCAACAGCATCGTTGATAAGATCCTGGCAGGTATCGGCAAAAAGGCTATTGAAGACGCCAAGGTTGCGGAGCAGAACGCCGCCGCACAGCAGGAAAAAGACAACGCCAATTTTGACATTTTCGAGCCTGTGTATGAAGCCAACGAAAAGTCCGAAGAAATCTCTATTTTCTAACATACAATAAATAGGAGGAAAACACAATGATTAAATTCCGTGACATCGGTCTGTTCGCAACTGCGAAGAATGACCCCACCATCAAGGC